CACGCCGACCTGGGCGTGGGGGGCAGAACGGAATCTCGGGGTTGGTCGACCGGGCGGTTGGGGAAACCTGACTGGGCTATAGACCAAGCGTGTAGCTATGACTTCAATGTTGTATGCTACAAATTGCGATTTCACAACCGACGATGTTGAGGAGTGGATGTGGGAACGGGCAGCTACTCGGGCTGGTTACTACCGCATCGAAATTCCTCTCATCCGTCGTAAGACGGACCACTTCTACATTGGCGAAGAACAACCATGGGAAGAAGAAGAAGATGAAATCGTGATCAAAAGAAGCGTAAACCTATCACAGAAGGAATACGCGCTTCTCGACAAGGTTGTTTCCAACCAGATATTTGCTGAGTCCAAGGTGAAAGTCTTTAGGGCTGTGGTGTATCAACGCGACATACAACTGTGGGAAGACGGCACTGAGGATGCTGTCACGATGCGTGTGTTGGCACCATGGGCAATGGCTTATTATAAGTGCCAGCCCCACAAATTCTGGATGAGCCGCTTGATGAAGAACACTACTTTTTTGTGGAAGGTCTTCAAGTGGTTAGGGCGTCGCGTTGCATGGATGCTACTCGGGTGGTTGGTCAAGATCAACAAGGGCAAGTACCCTAAGATGCACTCCACCGAGTATTTCCGCACGAGCCTCGCCCGCATTGGGATAACCGATGAGACAGCTCCAGTATCGTCATCATGTGATGCGGATGACGACGCGCAAGACAAGAGTCCAAAGAACAAGCTGGGCTATCAGAAAGCAGGTGCATCGTATGTCAATGAGCACCCCGGTGGCGGAAACGATGATCAGGATTCCGAAATCAGAGCCACCGTTGAAGGACGCATAATCCGTAAGGACTGTGGCGTTGGGGTCGTGGGACAATCAACAGACGACACGGGACGCAAACAAGTGTGCGGTGTGTTGTCACAGCCCATCTCAGTTGAACCCAACGTCTACGCACAAGAGCTGCAGAACGCCATCAAGGCGATTGAGGAACGTATCGACAAGAAGCAACGTCCTTACGCAGGAAATGCAGCTGATGAGCTGAAGATCAAGCGCATGGTGTATCAGTCGATCTACGGCAAGCGCAACTCGCCTTTTTCAGCGAAGAAGGTACTGGATCAGATCCACACATCGGTCTACGAGGAGATCAAGTCCAACAAATGGACAGATGAGCGTGTGGCAGATGCGATCGAGAACTTGTGCCGTGAGATTGATCCTCAGTTCAAATTGAAGGCAGCAGTAAAACTTGAGCCGATGCCCGAAGAGAAGGCCCCTCGTTTATTGATAGCAGATGAGGACCGGGGCCAAGTGATGGCACTCATGACAATTTACTGCATTGAGACCCTCATAAAGAAGCACTTTCCTGAGAAGGGGATCAAAGGCCTTTCGAAGAAGGACGCCATCAAGCGAGTGATGAAAGCTTGCAGAGTGCCTCGGAAGGTCGCCAAGAAGTTGGTAACAATTTTCGAGGGGGATGGGAGCGCGTGGGACACGACTTGCAATGCAAGCATCCGCGAGCTAGTGGAGAACCCGGTTATCAACCATGTCGCCAACTTGGTGAACGGGTTCATGTACGCCACACCCTCAACATGGGCGGAAGCTCATGCCTCCATCTGCGCGCAGGAGAAGTTGGACATCTCCTACACGAAGAACAAAGAGTATCAGAAGGAAACCATCAATGCAATCAGGAGGAGTGGCCATCGTGGCACCTCTTGTTTGAACTGGTGGATGAATTTCGTGTGTTGGCATTGCGCAGTTTTCGAGGATCCCGAGTTATTCCTTGATCCAACCCATCGTTATGGGAAGGATGTGACAGGAGTGAATCGGTGGATGAACA